TCATTTTCACTACCCGACTTAATCATTTCTTTCGTTTGTTTATCCAATACGAAACCTGTACGAGTTAATGAAGCGAACTGTCCATTTAAGGCTTGCGCAAGACCATTAGTCATTGCCCTAAATTCATCAGCAGAAGCGCTTGCGCCTTTTTCAGCAACTACATAATCCAAAATGGCTGGAGTTAACATTCCAATGGTACTTCCATGTAAATCGAAAGTAGCCAACTGAGATTGAATTACTGTAACGTTTTCAGAAGTAATACCTGTTAATGCTTCGAGGGCCTGTGCCTGTTGATTTAATACTTTTATTTGGTCGGCTGTTGCTCCGCCAGTATTCATCAAAAGTCTTGCTAAACGATTTTGTGCCGCGCCTGCTCGCTCTGCTGCTCGAACTGAATCAACACCTAATTTGATAGCGAAAGCGCCAGCGGCTGTACTTGCGGCAGCAAGGGCTAACTTAAATCTGCCACCTAAAAAACTACTTGTTGTATTAGCGGACTTAGTTAAATCATCAGTGGCTTTTTGAGCCTTAGCCATGGCAGAGGTGAAGTTAGAAGTGTCCGCTTTAAGACGAGCCAGTACATCAACAACTGCCATCTAACTTCACTTCCTCTTTTTAGCCGCTTGTTCTTGCTCCCATATCCGCAACCGCTCAAGTGATTCCCACTCTGCTAATTCATAAGCGGAAATTGCTTTATAGGTTGTACTGCCGTAGAGAAGTTCTTCGACAGTTCTTCCTAAGCGTTCTGCGAGTTCGAAGACGAATCTTCGGTAGCCGTTGCGGAGGAATCTTTTCCCTGCGCGTCGGCCGATTCTTGTGTGAATCCTGATAACCTCATACCAACACCTGCTAAGCGGTCTAACGCTGTAGCGGCTTTGGCTAGTAAGGCATCGCGGTCTGCGGGCTTAAAGATTTGTACGCCACTTTCAACATCGAAAGAAGTAGCGATTACAATTTCAGGATATACAAATTGGAGATTAACTCCACCTTTGTTATCGATTGCTAAATCCATGATACGCGTGCGCTCTGCGCCAGTCATACCACGAACTTCTACTTTAACGCCCCACTCTGGAACATCCACTAATTCAGATGGAATATCCTGAGCAGATAAGATTTGGTCTCTAATGGACACGTTTTCTCCTTTTGGTCTCGTTGGACTCGGTTATCTGGATTCTACTAGGTTTCTAATTATTATGAGTAAGCCCCACGAGTTACTGCACCTGAAATCTGGAACTCTGCTGAATAGGAAACTACGTCGCCCACTCCTGCTGAAGTCTCATAAGAAGTCAGAATGGCTTCACCTGTGTACTTAGTGTAAGTCGAAGTTGAACCTTCAGGACCATACTCGAAAGACACAGTTGCGTCTTGTCCGAGGATTCCTGCTAGGTATCCATCAACTGTTGCGTCAAATGAACCTTCGATTGAAATGGTTCCATTCTTGAAACCGACAATGTAAGTTCTATCTGATGAGCCGAAAGAAGTAGTTTCTAAAACTTCGGCTTCGCGTGGAAATGTTACTGAATTAAGAGTATCTGAGATATTTCTTAATGTTCCGCCTGAGTCATCAACTTTGAAGACGGCGGCTTTACCATGACGAAATGTAGGCATTTTTTTATCTCCTTGAGAATGCGATTGATACGGTTAGAGAGCCAGTACTACCCGCAGGTGTAACTAGTGCTCTTAGATAGCGAGGTACTGTAGTTCCAGCCGCAACAACAACTCTTTCAGAAGTTACTGTCGTGGTTGAAATTGTTGCAAAGGTGACTAAGTCAGCCCATGTTGAGTTATCGGCAGAGGACTGAACTTTCGCAACAGTAGTTCCGTTACGAGTATTAGCAGTCACATGTAAATGTGCAACTCCACCATTTGTTGAAGCGGCAGCGTTATCGACACTAGTTCCTGTTAAGGTAGTAGTGACAGCGGAATTCCCTGCTAGCCATACTCCATAATCAAGTCCTGAATCAGCGACAGCCTCAGCACTTATTGCCACGACATCAGTTAAAGGCGAACTTACTTCATAAGAGGTTCTTTTCGCATTTACTAATACCGCTCTCCTTCCAACCGCTGCTCCATCGCCAGCAACCGACATTACTCGGGCTGTGTCTGAACCTAGCGAGTCAGAAAGAATCTTATCTATACCATCAGCGGTTGCGCCGACAGTCGTTCCATTAGTTGTTCCATCAAATAGTCCTTCAAAACTTATTGAGCCGTCTGTATGGCCTGTAATGAAAGAGCGGTCTGATGAACCGAAAGTAGTTGTTTCAGGAATTTCAATGGCGTTGGTTGTAGTAAGACTGTTCAAATAACCCGACAAGTCATATTCATTACTTAGGACGACTGTTCCTTTACCATGTCTAAATGTTGGCATATTTACTCCTCTATACTTGCTTCAGTTATAGCAGCAGGTGTTTCTTCAGTCTGAACGACAGGAGTTTCCTCAACAACTGGTGCGGATTTTTTAGATGTTGTTTTAGGATTTAATTCTTCAATGAAGCCACTGGCAAGAAGCCAAGTAACTGATTTTTCAGGCAGGTCGCTAACAATATCGCCTGCTTCAGCACGCTTATTAGGCGGGTAATCTAATCCCACTACTGCGCGGTATTGGGTCATGTAACGCCTCCTTTAGGCAACACCGACCCAACTACCATGGGCCTTTAGGCTCTATATGTAGTGGGGTCTCAATGGACTCGGTAAGTAAAGATTAGCACTAGATAACTTAATAAAGTGGCTACGCCTTACTTTAGTATCGCTATATCTGTAACTCTTATTTCAGGATACATACAAAAAGTTAATACTCCTGAATCAGATTTCTCACCTGTAATTTCTTGCCACCAACCGCTTCCGCCATCCATTGCAGGTGCTTGTAACCAAACACAACCGCCCCAGTCAGCAACTCTAAAATGATGATAATGACCTGAAACTAATACATCAGCACCACCCACATGTTGACGACCTAAAGCCTGCCCTTCAAGCCATCTTCTTAACTTGCCTTCAACTCCAGTTCCGCCTCTCCTAGCCGCATGGCCGTGAGTAATGCCTAACACCCAACCAGCCACTTCAGCCGTAATACTTAAGCGGTCTTTAGGAATAGCAAATTGAATATGACCATAGGCGTCTTCATTGGCTTCTAAAATCTCGGCTACTTGTTCCACAATAGCCACATCATCATTATCATTTAAGGTGGTGTAAGACTTTCCTGAACCATTACGATTTTCTCCGTGATTACCTGCTACGGCTAAAACTTGTACTTGCGGGAAGTATTTACTCCATCTAATTAAAGCATCTCTTAAAAGCCTTCTTGCTACTTTAACTTGGTCTCTTCTATCTAACTCAACACTAAAAGTCTGCTGAGCGTAATGGCCTACGCAGCCTTCAATAGAATCTCCTGTCCATAAAACTACTAACTTACCTATTGGGCGTTTTAATTTTTCTAACTCTTTGATACGGACTTCAACTTTATCTATACCATTTAGTATTCGTTCGATAGTTCCTTTTAATCCATCTCCATCTGACTTACCAATTTGCCAATCAGATAAAACAACAACTAAAGCACCATCACCTATAAAATTAGTTTTTAGATTAGGTTTATGCTTTTTAATTTCATTTTCTAATTCAGATAAATCTTCTTTACTGACATCATCTTTTATCTGAACTACTTTGCCTTTCCATTGGCGATTTAATGCGCCCTCAGGATTACCCCATACATTGAATAAGACTGGTTCTACGACTTTGAACTTTTCAGGGTCTAATCCCCAAATACGGAGTATGGCGTCCCAATTAGGGACTTCTTCTAATGGCAGAGCAGTTGTAGTAACTGTTCCTTCATCACCGTTCCAAATAACGCCCGCCTGCCACTCGGCGCCAATTTTATTTACTTTAGGTTCATTAGTTGGATTATTAGTTGTACTTAAAAGTTTATCTATCTCATCATCTAAATTCATGGACAGGAACACCCTCCGCCTTTAGCGCGTCTTCGATGTCGGCGCATAACTTCCGCACTTACATCGTAATTAAAGTTTTTTAATAAATGGCAGATATCTAACGATAAAGCCTCAGGGTTGTCTAATAAATTAAGCAGTTTAGATTTAGTAGGTTCTTCTAAAGAATCTAAAACTTTTTTAACAGAACAAACCATTCCGTTAGTTTTCTTTTTCGGAATAAAATTATCTAAAGCACTATCTAAACTAACTGAGTTGTTGATTAGTGGCTTTACATCTTCCGCAATTGAGTTTCCATGGCCTTGATAAGAACTCGGCAAGGATTCTGTTACATCTCCAACATCTTGGATATTCGTCACGGCTGTCTCCTCGAGCGTAGGGGTCTTTTTTAACCTCTTGCGCGTCCAAGTTTACACATCCATATGACAGTCTAGGTTAAAGACAACACGCGGTCTATCTAATTGATCCGCACCAAGGGGATACAAACCGCCAGATGAAGATACTCTCATTACAGTCTGACCGCCTACGCTCACGTTAGTCATACCAGAAACTAAAGTCCTTAAAGTGTCTGCCAAGTCCCTAGCGGTAGGGTAATCATCTCTGCCAGCCCTAACTACGACTTGAATACTAGGGCGGTCAATTTCAATGGCTTTAGTCCCGAAAGTTTCTAAAGGTGAAAAGCCTTCATACTCATAAACAGTCACGCATAAGTCGGGGGTATCGGGCATTTTGGCTAAAAAGAGATTAGTCCCAATAGTAAGAGTCGCGTTATTGGAATCGATATAAGTTCCAATAGCCTCAAGTGCAGTTGCCATTATATTCCTAACGCCCTTCTAACTGAAAGGGTAAGTCTACTACTCATACCTTTAGTTTGGCGTTTTACAGGACCTTCTAAGAATTTAGCGTTCTTTCCTACTTGGTGCCTCATGCCTAAATCCTCATGAACATAAATTGCGTAATCGGCTGCGGCTCCGCCATAAGAGATTTCAACCACTGTTTGTCCATCTTCTAAGAAAGGCAGTCCTAATTTACCTGAGGCCCTTAAATTGCCAGTATCAACAGGAACTTCTTCTTGGCTTACTGCAAAGGCGTGCGCCGCTTCTCTATAAATACCTTGGTTCAAAGCGAGCGCGGCTTTTGGCCCACCTATTGTTAATAACTTAGTAAGTTCTTTTGCGTCAATACTTAACTCAATAGTTTTTTTAGCACTAGCCATTTAAGGCTCCGAAACTAACTAAAGTGTGATGGATCGCAGCAGTTCCATTAGCCATGTACTTAACTTTTTTAACGCTTGTAATTCGAGGGTCAATTGCAGTATCAGGAATATCTAATCTATCGCTAGTATCAATATCGGCATCTGACATAATATAAAGTTTTCCGCCTTCTGAAACTTGATTACCTTGCTCATCTCGACTATTAGACTTTTCCAAAATTAGGTGGCAGTTGTAAGTCGTGCCTTGAGCAGCAATAGTCTTTTTGCCGTAATTATCTAAACTTGATGCTTTATAGACTGTTACTGTATGGGTCATATCTCCAGACCAATGGTCAGGAGAGCCTTTTATGTAAGTAGGCATAAATAACTCCTAAACTGTATAGTCGTGGATACCTGTGTAAAAATCTGATTTGTAGGTCGTTACGGTCTTATCGGCGGTAGCAATGACGGCTTGTGCGTTTATTTTAGGAGTTGGGGGGTATAAGTCGTCCTTTTGTCTGCGTAATCTATCTGCCAGTTTGAAAAACTCATCAGCCGAGGCTTGATAACTTTCTGAAATAGATAAGTCGCCAATACTTCTAGAGTAATTAGTTTTATGAGCAAACTGAGAAGCGATTATTTCTGCCCCAGCAATAGCAGCAGAATAAACATCTACCCAAGTAGTAAGTAAGTAAGCAATCTCTTCATCTGTCATATGATAATCAGTTGAATTAGTATCGCCAATTAGAAAACGAACTTTATCTCGATTCCCGCTAGAAGGGTCTATGTATGTAAAAGTCATAATTAAGACGCAATCTCAATTCCGCAGATATGAAACTGAACATCTGTAGATGAAGCATTACCTGTAATCAGTTGGCCAGTGGTAAGAGGTTGAGCGAACTCGTATTGCAAAGTTTGATTAGCCGTAATACTTACTGTTCCTAGAATTTGAACACTATTAAAAGATAAAGTAAAAGTTCGAGTTGAAGCGCCAGCATTACACACCACAATACTTGTTACAATAGCAGTAGTTGAGGCTGGGACTGTATAAAGAGTTGAAGACCCAGTTTGTGCTGCTGCTCTATGAAGAATTTTATTTGTAAAAGTTGCCATTATGCTATCTCCACTCCTGTTAAGTGAAAGTTAACATCAGTGGCAGAAGCGCTGCCTTTAATAGTTTTAGTTGCAGTCAATACTTGTTTCGTTGAATAAGTCGTAGTCGTATTGGCTGCAATTGAAACGGTATTAAATAAAGCAACGTCATCTAAAAGAATTGAAAAAGTCAGGCTACCGCTGGAAGTATTACTTACGGTAATTTGAGTCAATATAGCCGTAGTTGCTGAAGGAGTTGTGTACAAAGTCGTTGAAGAAGTAGCGGCTGCTGCGCGACTAAAGATTTTAGGAGTAACTGCCATTAGTTAGCCTTCATTACTTCCATGTATTGAAAATCATCAAACTCAGAGGTTGAGTCATCGGCTAAGTTTTTAATATCAGTATGGACGGCAG